GCTTCGGCAATCTCGTCGTTAGTTGCCCCTTTGACTGCCAGCGACCAAGCCCAATCGTCGTGGTATTCAGGATTGTACTTACTGAGAGCTGGCATCCAAAATCACTCACTTTCCTGCCAAGTAGTCCGTGGCAAGCGCCTCGATCAACTGCCAGCGGTTTTTGCTCGTGACCAGTCCTTCCTTTTCGGCCTTCTTGATGGCCTTGGTGATGGTTGCGGCGGACTCCGCCGGGATGGCGTTGCTGCCAAACAACTTGGTCAGGTATGTCCAATCCTCTTCCTCGTTGTACCCGGCATCGTCCATCTGCTGGTTGACGCTCTCGATCATTGCGTGGATGGCGGCGCCGACGTTCCGAATGTCGGAGAACTTCTGGTACTTTGCCAGCGTCTCGACAAACTGCTTGCACTGTTCATACGCCGCTACGCCGATAATCTCTGGAGCGGAGCTCTCCAGGTTCTTCACCAGCGCATCCATGTCCTTCACCTGATGGGGCAAGAACGAAAACGTGATGTTCTTGAAGTCGAAGTGAACCTCCGGGGACATCAGCTTGTTGTACTGCTCCAGGGGCTCCTCCATGATGTCCTTCCCGATGAAGCTCTCCAGCATATCATCTACATCATCAAGCATCTTGCAGATCTCCCGCAGGACCGACGGGTCATCGAAGCCGCTGATGGCGTTATGGGCCAACTGCTTCGATGCGATCTTGCTGCGGGATAGCCCACTCACGTCGATGATGGCGATAATCTCCTTCATTCCGGCGGCCCGCGCGCTCTTGATGCGGTGGTGGCCGGACACGATCTCAAGGACACCATCCTTCTCTGCGAGGAGGGGCAAGCTCTCAAGCTGACCGCGGTTCTTGATGTTCGCTGTGAGTTGGTCCTGCATCTCCTTCTTCATGATGCGGGCGTTGATGTCCTGCTCCCGAACCTTGTCGATCTGCACCTTGGCAATGATGAGCCCGGTGCCCATGTCATAAATCTTCTCGTAGCCTACGGCCGCTGTGTTCTGCTCTCCTGCCATTTCTTTTCCCTCCTAATCCATTCGGCAAGCGTGGC